TCACCATCTTGATATTCGTCTCTGCGTCTGTTCCCGATTTGCTCGAGAGCGTACGTTTCTAAAGCTTCATTATAAGCCGCTTGATAGTATTGTAACATATCCTGCGGTCCTTTCAAGTACCCAAATGTATTTACCAAACAGGCATATAAAAGAAGATCTGAGTATTTGTTTGACAAGTATGTGCCAGAAGTATCAGTCGTAAGTGTTGCTGGCTCTTTGTCATAAGCTAGTGTAATTTCGTAAGTTCTGTCAGGTGTTGGAGCTACTACCCAAAATTCTTCATCCCAGTTTGCATAATATTTAGGTATATCCACAGCCGAAGTTCCAGGCGTAGAATAATATTCTGCCATAAAACTAGTATCTCGTTGTTCTAAATAGAACTGCTCACCATCAGAATTTGTAAGTTGAACATATCTAATAAATCGTAAATCAGCCGGTATTGTTACATATCTGTTGTTAATAATTAAGTTCGATGTTGCATAGAATACACTTTGATCGGTATCAATAGCTCTATGTATTTTTAATTCTGCATTTTTAATAATTCTCTCTAAAACAGAATCAGATAAAACATTACTACCTACCTCTGTGTAGTTTCTAATATCAGTTCTTAAATTATCTAAAGTGTATGCCATTATCCGTTTACGACTCCTAATGTTACTGGTCCAGCAGATGTATTTGCTCCACCTCCTGATATACCACCTGATGTAGCAGTGCTAGCGCTTGTTATATAAAAATAATTTATTGGATCTGTTAAAGGATCAGACGTTGTAGCTCCTGTAACATTTCCTGAAGAATCTATTTGACCTAAAGCAATTGTAAATCCATTTACATTATTTAAATCACTAACATTATCAAATGTTGGTATAGTTGCAAATTGTTGCAAATTTTTTAATTCAGCTTGTGCAACTTGATCAGCCCCAGCTGGTCCAGCAGAAGTTACAATAGGTGCACCTCTAAATCTTACAACAGAACCTGCTGCTCTTTGATGATCTTGTGAAAAAACATTTACATAAGTTGCTCCACTATATTTAACAGATGTAAAAGGATTGTTACCTAAAAGAATTAAACTTGTTTTTGATTCTGGTTGTGGTCTTGGATTATATAAAGCTTGTGGATCAGAGCCAACTGGCTTTGGTTGTAATTGTGGTTGCTTTGCTTCAAACTCTGATATGTGAACTAAAGAACCATTCCATTCTTTTACCATTTCAGAATATGGAAATGCCATCCCTGATCTATCAGAAATTGCTAATAATTCACTTTCATATCTTCTTTCCAACTCTTGACTCATAGCTGGTGAATATTTTTGACTTAAATAATATGCAAGACCAGACATCATACAAGGATAAAATCTGTTAACTACATCTGACGTATAATTATAAGAACCCGCATCTTGAATTTTTGCTAAATAATAAAAACAAAATTGAAAATTATTTGGTGAAGTTGTACTTGATACACTTGAACTTGGTGTAGTGTATAAAAATATACTTGGGTTTAATTTTCTTTCTACATAATATTGTGATGGTGTACCTTTAGCTAATTTATTTGGTGTCGCTGAATATTGAGATCTATCTATTTTAGTTAGTGCAATATCTGCTGGTGCAGTTGCATCAGAATTATTTCTGTAATAAGCCTCTAATACTGAATCTATATCTTGTGGAAAGTTTGTAGAATCAGATGCAAAATTATATTCTGCCTGACCTTCTACTAATGGAATTTTTGCAAGTTTAACTTTCCATAAATGAACACCTCTATTACCCCATTCTTGAAACATTATATTTAAAGAACGCCTTGCTGATTTTAGTTGATAACCTGTTCTGGTACCTTGGACTCCTGTTCTTTCAAAAGCCTCTTCTATAATTTCATCTATTTGTGGGTTAAATTCTGATTGTTCTGAAGTTGGTGAAATAGTTTGTGCAGCATTACCCATACCAGAGTGAACGGTGCAATAATAAAATAATACAGGAGCTCCTGTTTTTTTAACGGGTGCTACGACAATTGTTGTTTTTGATCCAGCTTGTCCTGATACTCCTGTAGTAGTTACACCTGTTGTGTAAGGTGCAGCTGGACTATTATTAGGATTTGTAGAAAATGCAAAAATGTGTGTTTCATTAGTGCTATCGGAAGTATCAAAAATATATGTGTTACCTTCTTGTAAATACAAGACAGGAGCTAACTCACCGTTAATATACCATCTATTACCGGTTCCGTATTGTGTCGTGCCACTTGCTACAGTGACTGTGTAAGTAATTGTAGCCATTGATTTCTCCTAGCCAAATATTACTGTGCAAAATGTTACTGTGCCTGCAATCGTTACTTTAATATTTGTTGCACATCTAATACCTGTACCTGGAAACAGAATGTATTCATTCATACCACCACCATTAGTATTATCAGTAGCTCTAACTTTAAATGTTGCTACATCTGTGCTGTCATCTTGTAAAGTAACAGTGCTTTGTGCAAGATTTTTTTCTTTGTTAATGTAAAGCCCTACAATTCTACCTGGTCCTGCAAAGATAGTGTGTGTTGCAACAGTATGTTTTTGTACCGCTTTTACATCGACTGGATATGTACTCATTAATTTTCTCCTAAAATTATGTGTGGGCCGAAGCCCACACTAAATTAATTAATTATTAAAACGCAGTTAAATTATTATTTTGTGCGTATGTAACAACAATTCTTGCTTTCCCTGCAGTTGCAGAGTTAGCAACAACGATACCAAAAAGTTCGATATCACTAGTACCAATGTCGTGCCAAGCTGCTGCTGAAGCTTGTAACATTTTTAATGGTCCTACTGCTGTAGCAGAAACGTTATGAGCTGCTCCAATATTTGTTGGAGTACCTGTAGCATTTCCAATAGCAATTGTAGTTGTAGAAGAGTTAGCGAATAACTGCTCTACTACAATATCAATATTAATGATTTGACTGTTTGCAGGAATAATAATTCCTAAAGCAGTTGCTGTAGTTGTTGCGTGAGTTAAGGCAACATCTGATGATTGAGTCATTACTACTTGACCAACGTTTTTTACGTTATCACCAAGTGTTGTACCTGTTGTGTTTGCAATCGTTCCCGCTTTAATCGGTCCCGAAAATGTAGTTGATGCCATATTTATATCCTCCTAGTTTTCCGAACATAGTCTCTAGGCCGTCGACTATACGCGTCTATGTTCTAATTAAATGTATAGTGTGTCTTTTATACAACACATTTGAATAGAGCGCAAGAGAGCCTGTAATGTAAATGAGATTTTTACGATGTAGCTTTTTATTAAGTAGCTACAGAAACTTGTGGTTCAGAGCTTTCTATCTTATTTAGCATATGCTCTTTTTGAGCTTCTGCTATTTTTATATGGCTAATTACTTCTCTGACTCTTCTGTCAATCTTAACCATATTGAGAGTATATCTACCCTCTTTAAGATGCTCCTGCTCCCACTCCAGATCTAGACCCTTCTTCTTGTGATAAAGGTCGTTCAGATGTTGCATCAGTGTCTCCATCTATAACCTCCTCGTAGGTTATTCGTTTTCTTCTTGGATCATTCATTTCTCCAAGATATTCCCATTTTATATCACCTTTTCCCAATTTGTCAATAATGGCATTTTCGATATCTAATGGGCCTTCGTTACAAGTAATTTGTAACTCCATTTTGTATTTATATGCGTATATTTTTACGAGGAAATCTTTCATAATCACACCTTATATATGAAAAAGGGGCCGTTTAAAAGCGGCCCCTTTAAATAATTTATTACGTTGCGTTTGATCCGAAGATACCTCTAGGGTCAGAGAATCCGAATACGTATCTCTCTCTAGCTTTGTATCTAACGTTTCCAGTATCAAAGTCACCTTCCATTGAAGTTTTGATAGGTGATCTGTTGAAGTGTTTTAGACCATTAGGCACGTCTGTCATAATAAAGAATTTCTTCGCAGAAGTCAGATAATGGTTGACTGTGTATCCTTGCGGAATCATTCCCATATTTCTGATCGCGTTGATATCGTTATCAGCAGTACCTGTTCTACCAGCAGAATTCATAAGTCTGTCAGCAGTAAATTGTAAAGCAGAAGGAATTACTAATTTC